AGCAGGTTGCATACATTCTGTAATTTTATCAAATATCTTTTTACCAAATTTGAATAGCATTACTTTGCCTTCATTTTCTGGATGTTTTGGGTCTGATACAACCAAGACATTAGAATAGTAAGAAAGTTTTCTTTTTCTTTTTCTAGCTATCTCTTTATCAGAATCTAAACCTGTGTTCCACAATCTTGTGTTTTCTTCTGATACAGGGTCTTTTTGACCTAATGTTGTTAGACTGTTTTCAATGTACCAACCACCTGGTCCTTGAAATGCATGAGACCATACTCTGACCCATGGCATATCTTCGCCTTCTGAAGCTGGTAAGAATCTTAGTACTGCATAACCATTGCCTGTTTTATCAAGTTCTGGTTTCCACAATCTATCATCTTGATATTTGTTTTTGTTTGCTTGGTCCTCAGGATTGAGGTTTTGTTCTAATGCCTTTGTTAGTTTATCAAAGCCACTAGATGAAGATTTTAATGATTCAAAATCCATAGTTTTTCTCCGTATTAAGTATTTGTATTATTGTATTATTATATTGTAGCATTCACTACAGCACTATTTATACATTTAAAACCATTATATACCATTTAATTGCACTTGTCAAGCATGGTTTGGTAGTCTATGTAAAATAGATTTTTGTTGTCATTCCAGTCATTAATTCTACAACTCACATTATCATTACCAAGTTCACCTTTTTTATTAACTTTGTAGAAATGTATGTCTGGAAATTCTTTAAATAATCTGTCCCATTGTATCACCCAATTTTGATAAGGTGTGGGTTTATGTGATTCGGTTACATAGTGTTTTGTACCCTTGAATAAATTATTTACTGTATTATTATTACTTCTTAAATCATGACCTATCAAAAAAACTTCACATGGTTTTTCTTTTTTACAAGCAATATAACCTGATGTAGGTCCAGCAGCCCAACCTCTGTCGACATTATCATCAAAAATGTCGATGATAGAATGTGATTTATCCTCATCAGATATCCAACTCACATAAAGGTGAGAATGATTTACATGTTCTTTTACCACCTTGGTACCTTTTGATTTATTTTTTTTAATTATGTTTGCTATGCCTGATAAGTTTGCACCATGCATAACAAATTCTTGTTGATTAATTCTTTCATTTTCCATATGACTATCATATGTTTTTTTTAATTCATCTACCTCTAGCTTAGTTAGACCAGCATAGACCATCATTTCATAATGCATAGCAGGTACTTTTGTCCAATCTCTGAACCATGATTCGTTTTCATGACAATAACCTGAATGATATATTTCATGCATAATTCCTTGGTCTACTGAAATTAAAACATCTGGCGTAAAGTCTCTGTATATGGCATTACATCCATATATCTTGCCGTGTTGTTTCAATTGTTCTAAATCAAAACCTTTTCGGCTTTCACCATTGCCTATACAGAATACTCTACTCAAAACCACCTATACTCCAATAAACTAAAAGTGCTAATGCAATACCAAAACATATTAATTGAAAATCACTCATTTTAATTTCTTGTCAATATATTTTTTAGCTGCATACACTAAAAGACCAAGTATAATATAAATTATACCGTCTTCCCATGATATGTTGTTTAATAAATCTGAAGTTATATTCATGATAAAAATCCAGATAAAAAAGAAAAGTCATTTGTTGTAAATACCATAAGGCCTACTACAAATGTTGGTATTAATACTATTGCAATAATAATTTCAATAGTTATTTTTGTTATATCATTCATTTTTTTCCTCAATCATATGTTTTAAATCTGTTATCTTTTCTTGTTCAATAGCGTCTATTATAAAGTTTGTTAATTGTATTTCTTTTCTTAAATAAAACATCTTCTTTTCTAAATCTTCTAATTGTTTAGCATAATAATCTAGTTCTGCTTGTTTGCGAACTCTTTGAGATATTATGTCTTCTAAAAATAATATCTTTTTATCTTTCATCTAGTGACCTTTATACTCATTTATATCATTAATTGATTTAGGTGTTTCTTTATCATCTTCACGGTTACCTTGCCATAATAATTCGTAACCTAATTCTTTTGTTTCTTCACAAAATTCCATTAATTTACAAAACTCATTTTTAAAATCTGAATCAGCATGACTTCTTTCATGTTCATCAAATGAAGACCAATAAGTTATAATAGCAATATGATTACCTTCAGGTCCCAATTCACCAACAGAACCTTCTTCGCTAATAAAACCAGAATACTTAAATACTTGGCCTGCTAAAAAACCTTTATACTTATTTTTTACTATGTTACACATCATTGCTAAATTTTCTTCAACATCATCTACTGTAACACCTTTTTTTAATTTTGCCACATTGTATAACATTACACAATCAAATGGCACTTTGATTTCACTAAACATTATTCAATCTCCGGTTTAGGTATATCTATCTCATTATTACCATATATAACATCAGGTCCTAAATGCACTCTGCTAGCACATGATGATAATAATAGTAATGATATGATTATAAAATATTTCATTTGTATTTAAAAACATACTTCGACCATATATAACTTCTAATGATACTTACGACCATGAATATAATTGCAAGATGTATCATTGCCCCTACCTCAATGTAAATATCATAAAGTGGAAATATTGTCAATTGTATTATTATAGAAAGTATTAATCCGCTCCCTATATCTAATGTTCTATGTATTAAATGTTTTGTATTGGACATTAAACACAACCTGTCGGTTTCGGTAAGCCACCATACTTAGCAATCTTTTTCATTGGTCCAGATTCAAAGACTTCATATAATTTACTTGCCTTTCTATCCATTCCAAATTCTTTTGCAAAATTACGAACAGCAGGAACAGTACCTGTTTCGTTATACATTTCTCTTGCCTTTTCAATGTATGTTTTTATTTCATCAGTAATTAAAAAACCATCTTCTTCGGCCATTTGAATCATAACTTCTTCTGACCAATCATTTGTGTTTTTTAAAAAACCATCTCCGTCTCTGTCTAGTTCCATATCAATCTTGCCTCCTGATATCGTTCATAAATTATTAAGTACCAATCTGTAAAAAAATGATAATTGATTATACCTGCTAACATGATTAAGACACCTACAACATTGACCACTATCAATGACCAATCTTTCCATAAAATGCCTACTATCAACCAACCTAATAACCCAACAAATTGGAAGTACATATTATATGGGTACATATTACTAGCTGTAGTTATAGCACCAAATATCAATACGATACTTGCAAACCATTTTATATACCAATCTAATCCAATAGATACTTCTTCTTGTACCACTCTTTAAACTCCGGGTCTTTTTCAAATTCTTCATACAATTCTCTTGATTCTACCTGACCACTACGAATACAATCAGCAAGCAATTGGTACTTTTCTTCTTTAGTATATTTTCTTAACCTTAAAAAATCACTACTCATTAAATTGCACCTATTAATGAATATACAACTGCAATTATTACTACTAAAACAACTGCCTCTACATAAGGGCTTCCGTTTCTAGCACCTTCTTGTGTATTAAACCAACTCATATTATTCTCCTATTAAGTTATCACCAGGTTGCCAATTACATGCTGTCAACCCACCTGCTTTTAAAGCATTTACTGTATTAATAATACCATCAACATTTCTTCCTGTATCTAAAGCGTTCATTGATACATGTTGAATAATATTTTTATCATCACAAATAAATGTTGCTCTCAAACATAATCCTTCATGATTATCTACACCAACATTTGAAGCTAAATGTAACCCTGAATCAGCAGCTAATGGATGTCTAATATCTTTTATGATAGGATTAGATTCTTTCCATGCCTTTTTACAATACTCATTATCACCACTTATACCTACTACATTTAAGTCTTCATCAAGAAGTCTGTCCATTTCTTTTATTTCTGTAGGACATATAAATGTAAAATCTTTTGGATAGAAATAATATACTGACCATTTGCCATATTCTTCATTCTCTGTAAAGATTTCATCAATAGAATTATCCGGCATACATGCTTGCAAACTATAATTAGGAAATTCTTCACCCACTTTTATCATTATAAAAATACCTCCTTAATAATGTTTCTTGTTTCTGTTTCATTAAACCTAACAAAAGGTTTAAAATTCTTTATCTTTTGACATAGTTTTGGCCATACAAACTTTTCTTTTATACTTTTATTCCAATTTATTATAAAATTCATATGATAATCCATAATTATTAATGTCTCGGTAGAAATCTTATTTCCAATACAAAGTCGTAAAACTTTTGGATGATTACCATTAGTATCAACAAAAGCATTGTTGGGTTCAATATTGTCCATATCACAAGCAGTAGATATTCTACCCAAATCTTCTTTGAAGTGATAATTTCTTGATTCTTTTCTTTTTTTATATTGCAAATATCTTTCATGTGATTCCCTTTCTAATAATTTACCAGACCATACTTTTGTATCTTTGACAAAGTTTGCAACAAGAAAGTCTTCGATTTCATCTTGTTTATATTTAACACTAAGTTTATGAAATTGGTATTTATCATTCTTTTTAGTAAATGTCTCTAGCTTACAATGTACATGTCCTGAGGTTGTAAAATAATCATAATCATCTTTCTCAAAATGTAATTTAAGTGCCAAGTATTTTCTGTAAACATAAAAACCATCATAATTCACAATGGTAGTTTACCTGTCTTTTCAATTAAATTTAAATCTTGTGCCTCTAGAGCAATTTTTTCTTTGAGAGGTTTTGATATGAGTTTACCCACATCTAATGGGTCTATGGTGTTTTCTTCACAAAATTTTAGAATTGCATCCATATAAGATATGTCTGGATGATTTCTTTTCAATTCTTCAATTTTTAAACTAAATTGTTTTGAGTTCATAATATATTCCTACTATTAAAAATCTTGGGTCTATTTTTGTGTGCCAGGCTGACCAAACCCCGCCATACCAACTACTACAGGTCTACGACCTAGATATGACTAATTTACTTGTAATTCCTTTTCAGCATGTTTATAAAACATGTCTATGGATTCAACTAATGTATCCATATAATCTTTTGGTTCTTTTACAAAAGCTGTCATTGTTCCATCTTCAGCTGCAATCAGAACTACAATCTGTTCTATTTTTTCATCAAATGTTTCTTCATACATTTTAGAGTATGCTGTACATTGTAAAAAATAGTTCTCCACCCAATCTTCTATTCGTTCTTTATTGGATGATTTAAAGTCTATAACGGATAACTTGCCGTTATATTCTGCCACACAATCTACTTGTCCTGCAATTGTCAATTCAGGACTATACATAATTTTTTCTAGTAATCTTATATTATTAATTTGGTCTAAGTAAGGCTTCATCAATCTGAATAATCCTAATGGCAACACATCTCTTATTGATGGTGTATCATTACCTAGATATTGTTCTACTAATGTATGTAATGATTTACCTCGCCTTGCAGCTCGATTCATTTCCCATTTAGCAACATCTTCGCCAATTGATTCACGCCATTTTTTTAGACCATCAGATTTTCTTATACTTAAAACCGATGTTACTGATGGATAAGATTTACCATCAATATCATAAAATCTAAATCCTTCTACTTTCTTACCTTTTGTATCTGGTAATAATGATGTATTCACATCTGTATGTTTAAATCTCGTTTCAGTCATATTTATACCTTTTCATATTTTATCGTATTATTATATACCAACCACCATTTTTTGTCAATGGTGGTTGGGTTATTATCTATTTGGGATATACAGATGGTCCTTTAACTGATGATTTAGTGAACTCTGGATAAGCATCCAAACCACCTGACTGTCCATCATAATATAGATTTCAAATCTTTAATCTCTAGTTAACTTTAATAACTTTTCTATCTGTGATTTAATTATCGGTGAGCGATTCGGCCAATGAATATATGGTTCATCACTTTTAGATAGGTTATATAGAAAAGGTAAAATTAACTTTTCGATTTCTTTAAATCTCTTTTGTGTTTGCTCATCGGTTTCTGTTTTTGTAATAGTTTCCTTTTCAGCAACCACTTGCATAATTTCGTTCATCATACTTTTGATATCTGAAACATCAGACTTCACCTTAGCAATTTCAATATTACTATTCTCTAATACTGAAGGGTCTATTTTAGGCTCATCAGATTCAGGTTTATCTGTAACAGGAGTAAAACCCCAATCATCATCTAAATCAAATCCTCTGAGAAAATCTGGTATATCGTTACTCATTTATTTTTTTCCTAAATGTTTATTAATTACTTGTTTAGTCTTTATATCTTTGATAGATTTTTTACCGTATCTATCATTCAAGGAACTTGTTGGATGTGCCTCAGCAATTCTAGATAAGTTTTCTTTCCACCCAGCATCCGTTTTCATTTGACCAACGCCTGCAACTATATTTATACCTGCAATAATAGACTTTAAATTAGGATTAGATTTTAAGAAGTCATCCTTCTCCGACATCTTTAATATCTTATCAAAGACTTCTCCTGTTTCTGTGTTCTCAAAAGTGTATGTTGGCATTATATTATTTCTTCTCTTGGTGTTGTATCATTAAAATACTTTTCTAACATTTCAATTTGGTCATCATAATCAGCAATAATAGCTAATTCTTTTTCAATTGTTTCCATAACATCTGGATGTTCTGCAACACCAGCTGTTTTTTGTAAAAGAACCTCTACATTGATTCTGTGTTTTTTTATGTGTCCTTGAGCGTGTGCTATTAACGCTTCAATCATATCTTCTCTAATCATAAGACTATTAACTCCATAACTTTTAGTACACCGTATGATACTATAACAGTAATAGGTATCATTACGATTAATTTAAATATATCTTTAACTTTCATTTTTCACTCCTTTTTGATACCATTCTGGCATTTTTGACGGTGCCTTCCAGGTAGCAAAACTTCTTTTCTTCATTATATAATATTTTCTATAACTTGCTACAGAATCACCATCTACTTTACACTCATCAGGCATAGCAGGTTTTGGTTCTGTTGCAATTCTATTTAGTGGTATATTTTTTGGTGGGTTTGATAATACATCTTTCATCTTTTCAATAGTCAAATGTTTTTTACTATATCGTTTTGTAAATTCATCACCTAGCGCCATCATATGATTATATAACCACTTATAATTGTAAGCACTTTCTAATAACCATATCGTTGAAGGATGTTTTAGCCAACCTGCTTTATATAAAACCTTTTCTAGTTTTTTATCAG